AGTTAAGTTATATGATTGTAGTCTTAAACCAAAATCAAAGTTCTCCGCAAAACCTTTATATTTAATTTTATTGTCAACGTTATGTTGTAATTTTAAAGGTTTTACATTCTCGTTATTTAAGACATGTATTTTCATATTTATGATACAGAAATATATTTATTATATAGTAATCGTTATATCTCCAGATTTTATAGAATGTTTCCCCAGACTATGACTTAATGTAATTTTATCTCCTGCTATAACTCTTATCGCTTGCATTATAACTAGACCTGTTGGAGTTGTTCCTGTATTACCGGTCTTGCCCACATCGCGACCGGATATAATACTACCATTCTTGAGTATGTTGATGGATCGCCCGCTAGATGTGTTATTAGTATATACAATATTAAGTACTAATAATATCTGATATGATCCCTTAGCTATATAAGAGAAACTCTCACTCACAGACCCGATATTAACAGAACCATTAGCTGTGCCTGAAGTAGCCAAGTCTGTACCAGAGAAGTGTAATTTAGTAAAGTAAATAGTTCCGCTACCACCCCCTGCTCCACTAGCATTCACTCCTACTGAGGCAGTAGTACTAACAGATAGTTCTACATTAGATAGTCCATTAATATCAGCTCTGAAGGCTGCGAGACCATCTAATGCAGCATTCACTTGACCTTGGAGAGATGCTATATCATCATTAACGCCACTGATACCTGATAGAATAGTTGTATTCGTATCTACATTAGCACTAAGAGCAGATATGTCAGCGGTCTGTAAAAAGTCTCCTCCTGATATCTTATCATAGAAGGTTATATTGTCGGTACCGATAATAAAGTCTTTAAAATCAATAAGCTTTGTGCCATCAGTGGTTTCAAGTAAAATATTGTCACCGATTTTTATCTCTTTAGCTATATCTAAATCTTCTATATTAATAATTTCGTCTTCCAAAGCCATATAATTATTTATCCTTTTAATAGTTTATATAAGCAGTAAGTGTACTGCATTCACAAAGTTCTGCTTCACATCCAGATAGATCAAATAAATCAACAAAAAAGTAGTTAGCTGATACTGTTTGAGTCTCCCCAGAAAAGTAATTATGAAAATATGCTGACTCATTTGCTGATATATAAGCTCCGAATGAATCTATTAGAGGTATGTTAAAACTCTTAACTTGAACCTCTTCATTAGCATGCCATACAATTTGCCCTGAAGTATGGAAAAATGTTGTATTTGGTATTGCTGGTGAAAATATCTGTGATGTATTATCTCCACTATTAACAAGTTCAGTTGTTACAGTTGGAACTCTTGTTGTAAATTTAACTGTAACTCTTTGAGAATTATCACCTGACCTAATAGCTAGTCCTTTTAAGTTAGATCTACCAGCATTCGTTATAACAGTGTCAGCGTGTAAGCTGATAAGGGATGATAGGGCTGATACTGCTGTTCCACTGGTACCATAAAATGTTGTTCTTGAATTACTGATTTCATCGAAGTCAATTAAATTAACACCTGTAATATTAGGGTCATCAGCATTAAATGTGAGTACTAAATTATTACTATTTGTATCAGTAGAAAGGAATTCACTTTTTATAAGATTAACATCTGTATAGTCCTCTAGATTGGTTGTTGTAATATTAAAAGTTAAAACATGGGTATCAATAAACCCATCATCTCTATGTAAGAAAAAACTTATTTCTTTACTACAATCATTTTGTACTTCACTCTCAAATATGTTATTGAACGTAGTAGCAGTGAGACTAGATACATTAGCAGTTAATGTTCGTGTGAATACTTGCTCAGAACGATTAGGAAACTCAGCAATAACTTTATTAATTGTAGAGTATTGTTGATCTATCCCGCTCAAGCTAAAAATAACGTTATTTGTACCTGTAAGAGATAATGTACCTGAAGACACGGAGCCTGCTGTCGCTGCTGTTTGACTGGTTGTTAATGTATAGTTATATTCTTTCATTTTAACATGTGCAATTATCACAAGACGTAGTGTCAATTTGAGTTACATTACAAGTAACATTTGAACAACACGCTGTATCATATTGACTATTATCTTGATTTGTGGTCGTTGGTATCGAGGTTGTCACACAAACAGTACCCCCTCTACAACATGTATAATTAAGATCTCCTTGATATACACAAGATCTAGTACTACTCGCGCAACATGTAGTATTGTATTGACTATTTATCGGGCTCAGATCACTTTGAGTTATAACACCTGGATTAACACCTGGGTATCTTGATTTTCTAGATTTAACTCCATCTATTTTAAATTTATTAAGCTCGAAATTTGAAACTTGTCTTCCTGTATTGAATACTAATCCAGCCTTTAAATGACTGGGTATTGTTGTATAAAAATTCTTAAGGTCAAGAGTATATAATAATGTAAACGGGTCTCCTTCACTAGCTCTTCCCATAACCTTAACAGTAGTAGCTTTGCGAAGCAGTTCAACTCTGAAATACTTATAGCTTGCTGCCCCTTCTGTCGCGACTCGTTCGTGGATTGGTATAGATGTGATAGCTGAGGATCTGCCTAATACTTTATAATCATTATCTTCCCCTCCTCTAATACCTATAGTACTGGCGCTCTGAGTGTATGTTGTGCCATCATAACTACCAGGCATACCATCATCCTCAGTGCAAAAATCCCCAGCAATATCAAAGCTGACTGCTAAGAAACCATTTGCCTTTATACCACCCATGTTATAAACCCCTATACCGTTGAACTCTACTCTATTTGCAGAAGCTGGTACATAACCTAGAGTTTTACCTATACCATTGAGTTCTAATTCACTGAGATTAGGATCTTCTATAACTGAAGTAGAGCCTACGCCAACGAGATTTTCCCATCCGACTCCTCTTGATTCTTGAGTATCTATATATATTGGGAATTCTTCTGTACGTGGTTCATAGAAGAAAACACAGAAACCTTCTCCTTCGTCAGAAGTATTTCCATATAAAGATACCGCTCTTTCTCCGGATAATGCATTCTGGGACTGAGCTTGAGCTTCGAGGTATGATTGGTTATTTAGTGAATAGCTCTTACATGTAAAATCTACTGTTATACAATTTTCTGTTGTAAAACCATCAACTTCTGTTCTCATAGCAATAAAACCACCTGCGTATGTGATTGGCGCAATTGAGTTACCAGATAAAGCAGATACAGCAGAAGCGAATATTGTCGCTCCGAATTTTAAGTCGTTACTATAATGGAAAGGTTTGAATTGATAATCTGGTGGAAAATAATTAGCTAAAACTTCAGCTGAAGTTGCTCTAAAGAAGGTATCTACGTTAGATGTTTTATTTCCTTTAATGATATAATCTGGGTGAATATAACCATCTTCAAATGTATATTTAAAATCGTAATTCTTAGACTCAGGAATGAAAGCATGAGAATCAACTAAATGCATTGATTCATTTGTGTATTGAAATATATATGAAAAAATCGCTAAATTATTATCAGAGTATTTACCTGTAAAAGAAATATTATACAAATTATTAGTATTATTAAAAGATATCTGAGGTTTAGATATTTCAGTTACATTAATATTAGCGCTTACGTCTGGTACTGTAGTTAATAGATAACCAGGTTTATTAAATGCTGATAATTGACCTGACCCAGAAGGAAATAGAGTCTGTTTTTTATTTGTATCTCTATTAATTTTCTGTATTATAGGATGTATAGATACTAAATCACCCCTACACGGCGTTCCTTGAGCAGACATAGAACTAACCGTACAGAGGAGGAAATCATCTGTGTCTTCAATAAACCAGTAATCTGATTGTTTAGGTTCAAACATTTAAATTATTTACTTTCTAATTATAAAAATCGATATCATATCTATCTAAGAGTGATACTGACGGGGTCGCTACTGTAAATTTGACTCCATCGTAATTATATTTCTCTGTGAATGTACTAGCGGATGTCTGAATATAAATAGTACTCCCGATGATATCTAGATTAGTAATCTCATTAGCGGATATAGCGTTTTGAGCTGATATAGGTAACTTCAAGAACACTCCGCTTAGTTTTTCATACAAAGTATATATTTTCTGAGAATTAATATCTCTCACAAACGCACTACCAGGTGTGGTATATGTTTCATCATATATTGGGGTAACTGATGTAGCTGGATTATTGAGAGCTGTTAACTCATATGCTGTAGTAAAGCTACTAGAAATTGCTAATGTATTAAAAGGTACTTGTGTCTTAACAAAGAAACCCTGTACAAAATCTGAGCTCTTACATGGATGATTAAGAAACGGTCCTGCATCCACATAATGATCCCCAGATAATCCACTTAACATAGCAGTATCGATCTCATCACAAGTAAACCCAGTTAATGGAGCTGAGAAGTTATTCGTACCAGTGCATGTCGATACGTCATTAAATAACGATGTATCAAAGACTGCTGTTAAGCTATCATATGTAGAAGGATCAGCTGCACTAATCGCGCTCAAAACTCCGTTGAAATACAACCCATCATAAAATGCGCATGTAGTTAGAGTACCAACAGTAGTAGCTGTCGGGCTTATTATAAAACTAGAATCCCCGTACCTCTTAGGACTAGTAGACTTATATAGAATAAACTCGTTACCGAAAATATCATTTTTAATCTGAGTAGATGTATTATTTTTAATTAATAGATCGTTAAACCTTTCAGCTTCTGGGAATTTATTTAAGTTTTCTCTTTTATATACATCTGAGTTTTTCCAATCAATTTGATTTGAGCCATTCCAGAAACTAATCTCATCTGTTACTTTGTTTATTCCGATTGGAGAGTAGTCTAATGAATTTTCTCTTGACTGATAGCCAGTACTCTTTAAAGACTTCGTGTCAACAACATTGATACTATTATTTTCATTATTTTTTATCCAGCTAGTTTCAGCGTTAAAGTTTATAGGGGCTTTCAGCTTAGAATTTGTTGCACCCTTTCCAGGTTGTATTCTATAGGGATCTGGAATTATAAATTCTCCATCTAAAGCTGATAAATTTACATTAAAGCTTAAGTTTTTTGATAATGCAGTTGCAAGTCCTGCATTACCGAAACTTAATTGATATGGTACTCTTTTCTTTTTAATTAATGAACCATAACTATCAACAGCTATAGGGTTATAAAACTTATAAAGATATGAGTTAATATTTTCTGCCTCAAATATTTTATTGAGAGTATATTCTGTACTATTACCTGATAACTGATATACATCAGTACCTAAATATTTTTCTTTTAATTTATCTGTAATATTTGATAACAAATTATCAATTGTTTTATTTTCATTCGCGAAATATCTAACAGGTAGTCTTGACCAGTCATCATATACTACATTTACACTTACTTTCGATTTAAAGGACGTCTTTAAATATTTCTTTTGACCTTTATTAGATATTTTGAGTACTTGTAATGTTTCTTTAGATTTGTTTCTTATTGATTGTTTAAAGTCTGTTCTATTCAGAGATTCAATAAGATCCCCAGACTCATCCCCTATAGTATTATTAGATGCATATTGAATTAAATTTATTTTTATTTTATTACTTATTTCTGTAGTATTAAAAGAAGTCTCCCCTGCAAGAGTTTTAAATTTTTCTTGCTTAAGTAATCTCATTAAATGAGCTTTTAGATATTTTGTTACCCCTTCTGGCGAAGCTTTTAAATTATTTTTTGTAGGGGTGAATTTTATTTCATCTCTATATTCAATTGTTCTATTAATCTCATTATTTAAGTTTATAGTAAAATAATGAACTGCGAGATCTAACTCATAGGGGTCGTCATAATCTATTTGATCAAGAAATGTTTTGATAGACGGTTCTATATTTGTAATCTCTATATTTTTTAAGAACTCTTTGTATATATTTGAACGGTAATTAGAGTCATCAGTAGTCTTTGTAGTTTTATACTCTTTCCATTCAATCAGATAGTTATTATACAACGCTGATAATTTATCAATATTAACAATATCTCTATTATATTGTCTGTATTCTTTTAAAGTGTATGGTTTTAATGTATCTAAGTTCATTAAAGCTGTAATCCTTCTCTAATTTGTTTATCAATATTTCTATATGCTATACCGTATGTATTTTTCCAAGATGATAAAGTTGATACAGATGTACGTAAAGTACTATTTGCATTATCATAATCTGTAACATTGTTCTTTCTAGTATTAGAGTAATTGCTTATATAAGGGTAAAAATCATATATAATAGAAAGATCAGTACCTGTTACTGAAGTATCAAGAGGCCAGCCCCAGTTTGCTGATAAATTAAAACTACTTAGTGGGTATTGACTTGTAGTGCCAGAACCTATAGTAGTGGTAGGTACATTCATTGGTTCAATTAAAATATACTCATTATTAAACTTTTGTCTCGCTACAAAATTAGTACCAGCTGTAACCGTATAAGTTGTAGCATCGATTGGATTATTTAAATCTACATTTACAGCATATGCAGAATTACTAGAAAAGAACGAATCAAAACTTGTATCGAACTTTTCGTCCTCACCAGTAAATCGTTTTAATCTAATTGATAGTAAATCGAATAACCGCTGAAGATCAGGCGGAGCTGTAGTTGTTATAAAGTTTGCTTCTTCATTAATTAAGCTATAAAACTTATTTAAATTAGACATACTACAAAGATCGATATCAGAATTATTGATAACAAAATTACTAATTTTCTCGAATATTGTTTTACCGTAAGTTGTTGGTCTACTGCTTAATGTACCAACAATAGATCCAATTAAACCATCAAATAGTTCATCATAGTCATTTAAGAAACTCTGAAATCTGTAACTCTTTAATGTTTCAGCATAATCAAAATTCTCATTAACTTTATATAAGTCATTATTCTCTGCAGAGCTACTTACAAAGAATGTATATAAACCAGTAAGTGTTCCGGTTGGAAACCTACCACTAACAGAAAGGTAATTAGTACCTATATTGGTAGGAGTATAATTTATATATGCAAAGGAACTTAAATATGTTGAACTCAAAGATGAGCTGTAAGGGTATTTATCTGTACTAACACTACTTAAATATGTAGAACTAGATGCAGATAGACCAGAGTTTGTTGCGACAGTAGCATCGAATGAATAAGTACTACCAGCAGCATAGTCTGTACTATTAAAATAGAACTGTGGGTAATACTTAAGTATATTACCATCTGAGTCAGCAGCAGAAGCAAATACCTGGAATTTATCTCCTTGTTTTTTGTACTTCGGCATGAACATACCACTTAACCCGGTACTTGTAAAAACTATCTGAGAAGCTTCCTGAGCGAGAGGCGTAACATTAAGAGTTGCAATATTACTCTCCATAAAATTCATCTCTGAAAGATTGATATTAGTATCAATATCATTAATGAAAAAATCCGGTAGCGAGTGTCTTGATGTATCTAAAGCTGCTATAACTTTACAAGTAGAAGGTAAATCGTCATAATAGTATATCGAAGTTTCTCCTTTCGCATACATTAACTCTGCTCCAGATAAACTACTATCTACGCCGTGTATAACACTACCGCCGCTAAGAACACAATATACTGGATCTAAATTAAGGGTTATTTTATTACTACGTACAAATTTGTTATATTTTGTATAAAAAGATCTAAAAGGTAACAAGAACGCATATTTATACGTTTCATCATATGGTTTACTTTTACTCCCGCTTACAGTAAAATAAATTGTATTGCCTGCTGGATTATAATCTTGCCAGCTAACACGTGCGTTTACTATAATTTTATTTATTGAGTCGTAAGCATTATCTAGAACGCCAGCAAAAATCGCCTGAGAGCTTATATTAGGAGCTAGAGTCAATCTAGTATTTTCGAGATTATACACACTTACTGTTTGAGTAAGTGAATTAAGAAAGGCATCTCCATTCTCATCATACAAGAATAGATTAACAGTATAATTACCTGGGTGGCTATAACAGTGAGTAGGTTGTAGAGGAGTATTAGCGCTTAATGTATTTCCGTCTCCAAAATCCCATACTACCTTTACTTGACTCAGACGAGTATAGAAATACTGCGCCATATCTCCAGTAATAATAGGAGTAAATGTGAAATCGGTCAACTTAGTATAACCACTAAGAGCCGAGGGAGTTACTGTCAATGGTATAGTAACCCTATTTATACAACCTGAATTTTGACTAGATGTAGACATTAATATTCAATTACTGTTTTTGATTTAGCTACTGATTCAACTATAATTTTATCTTTTAACGCTTCAAAATCTTCTATATAAGGTATTTGGAAATATTTTAAGTTGAGATTAGAATCTATAATCTTTAAATCTCTGCCATTATAAATTGGATTATACACAGCTAGATTAATACCATTTCTACTTATACCTGTATCTTCTCTATATGTATATAAACTCTCTACACCCTCTAAGCTTGCTATATCAGAGTTTAAGGTTTGTATATCTATAGTTTTACCTAGTTTAGCAGTGTCGAAATAATTCTTAAGTATTGTAGCAACTTTATTCTTTATAGTGTTATCATTTATAATAACATTATTATTTCTCTGAATTACTAACTTAGTATAATCTGTATATTCTAATATATTTGGTTCATTAGAACTCTTTGCTATAAAATCAATATTTAAATAAACAGGATCAATAAATGAAATTTCACCATTCATAAGTTTGTACTTCCTTAATTGAAATATAATCTCATTTTTTAAAGCTGGTGACATATAATTTGACCTAGTAACAACCGAGTTACTCTTTTTAAATTTAGGTATGATAGTTAAGTATAAATTATTGACATTAAAACTATCTGAATACTCATACTGATTGAATAATGCATTATTATAACCTGTATAATCTGATAAACCTAAATCATCTTTAATATACTTCTGAAAAATATTGACATAATCAGAATTATTACTTGCTTTAACGTCATATATTAAATTCCTAAAATTACGAGTAACATAGTTTTCATAATCAGGTTTAGTTATTAGTTTATATTCTGAACTGAAAAACTTAGGCGCGTTACTTCTAATCTCTTCTACAGTTTCTTCTTCACTAAAACTAGTACTAGCTTCATTATTAGTAGCAGTTACTTCTGTACTTTGATCAACAGTTAGATAAGTTAGTGTTTTATCTTTTGTATCAGCGAATATTTGATCATATTTTGTTGTATTGAATACATTAAGAGTAGAGTCGCTAAAATTATTTTGAGATATCTCACCCTCTGAACCAGTAGAAGATATATAATAAACTGCTATTGTATTACCAGCTGTAAGTCTCTTACCATTTATATTATTACCGAATTTAATTTCGTAGTTTTTATTCTGATTTAACCTACATTCAAAAACCCTATCGTTTGAGTTACTTAAATATAATGAAGGTACTCTATTATACTCATACCATTTAGTCTCATCGCCATCTGTTTCCTGTACGAATACAGTAACGCTAAAATGATCTACCTTAATGTTATTACCAGGTAATAAATTTACTACCTCAAAATCTTCTCCAACAGCAGCTACGTTAGGATACTCTCTATATTTACCTTCATAGAATAATGTATTATCTATAGCCGAGAGAGTTTCTGTTGCTGAGGTTGTTTTTCGGAATGTTATATTACGATTGCTAGAATAGGTCTTTCCGTTAGCAGTAGTAAATGAAAATTTAGGTATAGTATAGTACCCTGTAGATAAGTTACTTGACCCCTTTAAAACCATAGGAGCAATAGCTGTTTGTTTGCCGATTGGCTTATAATCAATGAGTTTAACTATACGATTCATATTCTCGTATAATTGAACGTCAGAGAAAGAGCTCTCAGAACTTGTTTGATTAAGATAGAATAGTAGAGTGTGGAAAGAGTAAGAAACAATATCAATTACTGCGTTAAGATTACTTCCCTCGAAATTCTGATCAGTAAATGAAATTGAGCTATTATTATTAAGTCTATCAATAATAAGATCTCGCATGCTCTGAGCATCAAAAGATGCATAGCTATTAACTGGTAAATTAAATTCTGTAATATCTGCCATAATCAGTTGTATCTAAATCCTTGAGTATCTAATACTCCTTTTATATCTGTGTATAAATTATTTAATTCCGGAACAGTAATACTCATAGTTACAATGTATTCATTATTATTCTCTTTTGCTACTATATCTATAGAGTTTAAAATTACTCTGGGTTCGTATAGGGGTAATTGTTCTAAAACAGCATTACCTATCTCTCTTGCTGTTTCTTCTGAAATAGGTTCAAATAGATATTGACTCAAATCTAGACCAAAAGCAGGATTAAGAATCTTTTCACCTGGTTTAGTGTTGAAAATATTTCTTATAGATGTTTCTATTGCTCTAACATCATAATCTATATTAACATCCTTTAATTGAGTACCAGGATCACTGAGATAGTTATTAGATAATGATGATTGTAACTTAAAATCCAAATGTAGATCTGCGTATACGTATTTCTGCGCTCGATCTTTAGTAGATTGGTCTGATAAAAAATCTAGATTTATAGCCATTTTAATTATTTAATAATAAAACAAAAAGCATAAATAATTAAAATGGGAAAATTTAACGAAATATACGAAGAGGTATACCAACGCTATGAGAAGACTAGCGCTATTCCCGGAGATTACGTAAAAATACGTTCTAATGTAAAAAGCTCCGACTGGTATAAAAACTTAGACGAAGCCAGGAAGGGTTACGTAGATAATATTATTCAATTACAGGAAGCAGGTAAATTCATCCTCTTCAGTGCTATAAAGTCTACTCAGTATGAGACTAATGCACTTGGGTCAAAAGAGTTTATTGCTGATATTACTGTTGAAGAAGCTCCAGGTTTTTATAATAATGCTCTATCTATACCTATTGAATTAATTGAATTCGATGAAAAGGGAGATGTACACAGAGGTACCAGAACAGATAAGACCAATGAAAAAGAAGAAAAGATTAACAACAAGCCAGAGCCAGTTACTGATCAAAAAGTTGAAATCGGTAATAGCTCTAAGCTTGAAGGTGGAGATTATAAGTTAGCTACTGAGGAAAAAAGCTATACTTCAAACTACTTGCCTAGCTAATTCAATCAAACAGGTATAGAAGTTAATCTCTTTATCAATAACGATATTATTCCTATAAAAGTATTCAGAGACTGTAATCATACAGTCTCTGTTTTTTTGGTCTGATAGCTTTAGTTTATTAGAATATAAAGCATCAAATAATACTTTAAACAGAGTATCATAATCATTTCCAAACGCGCTCTCGCTTTCGATTATATGCTTACGTACTTTGTACATGTCATTACTCTTAACTAACGAGAGACACTTGTCTACAACGTTCTCTGCTGATATAATATTACTTGATTGCTTACCGGTAATAGTATACTTCTGAATAGTATTGATACATTTGCGTAAATCAGGATAAGACTTATTAATGATCTCAGTTAAGTTAGTTTTATCAATATCTACCTTCTCCTGACTTATAACATGTAGTACTCTCTTAATGTACTCTTCTTTAGGGGGATTGAATAGAAATACATGACATCTGGATTGTAGAGCAGGAATAATCTTATGCTGATAATTTGCAGTAAGTACAAATCTAGCAATATCGTGATACTCTTCCATACTATTACGTAATGCTTTCTGCGCATCTAAACTTAGACCATCGCACTCATCTAGTACAATAATTTTAGTAGTACCAAATATACTTTGAGTTTGTGCGAAGTTTAGAACTTTAGTCCTAATAGTATCAATACCATTTTCATCTGAAGCGTTGATATATAGATATTGAGCTTCAAGAATATCACTAACAATAACTTTAGCTAGAGTTGTCTTACCAACTCCAGGTGACCCAACTAATAGTAAGTTAGGTAAGTTACCTGTTTCCTTAACTCGATCGAAATAAGACCTCTTATCATCAGAGAGTACAATATCATCTAATGTTGTTGGCCTATATCTCTCTACCCAGATGTCAGTAATATCCATTATGCTCCTCCTGTTGAACCAAAACCATCTTCCCCGCGATCTGTATCAGATACTTCATCAGTAAATGATACCGCGCTGTCAATATTTTGGTATACAGCAATTTGAGCTACTCCAGAACTCTTAGGTATAATTACATCTTTATCTCCAAAGTTATAAAGCTTAACCCCGAGATCACCTCTGTAAGGATTATCAATTACTCCTAGATGGGGTTGTAGACTATGCTTAAAACCAAGACCAGACCGAGGTTCAATTCTAAACCAATAACCAGGAGTAATATCTGCAAGAGTTAGACCCACTGGTACTACAGCACTACCTTTTGCAGGAATAGAAGTATCTTCCACAGCAAATAAATCATAACCAGTATCTCCAGTTTTAGAGTCTGGATGCGCTTTGCGAGGAAGGATTGCATCGTCATTTGTTTTCTTAAATTTAATTTCACAAGCTGGAGAACTCTGCCAG